TTCGGTGCCCAGACGGGTCTTCACCCTTTGAATAGCCATATCCATGGCTAGGGGGTGTTGCCCAGATCGGAGAGGATAGCGATGTCATACACAAAGACAAGTAAGCATCACGTTCACAGCTCCATCAAAGAGGATATCCTCAATTATGGAGTGTGGCAGTTTGGACAGGACGTCAAGTATAGTGACGAGTATACCCGTTACTTAACTGGCTCCTACCTTCCTGACCACGCGAAACGTGAGGCCCAAAGTCAGAGTGCAATGACCGCGCTTGACGCGGGTGAAGTGAAACACTACCGTACTGGCAGTGTAGGAGCGTACTGGCAGTGGATCTCCTGGGAGCAGTATTCTTCTGTTTCCAAGGGCCTATACCATACCTCCAGCTTCATGCCTGATCTCCAGTCTATCGCGGAAGACAAGGTTCGCGCTAAGGCGCTTTCTAGTCTCGGATCTAAGTTTCAATCCTTGACTTTCCTGGGTGAGCTGCGTGAAGCAGTTCACATGATCCGTCACCCGGCCTATTCTTTAAGGTCGAAGATCGGTGATTACGCGTCAAAACTGGCGCGTCGCAGGACTAAACTCAGGCGTAAGCCGAAAGAGTTTAGGAAAGTTGTAGCGGACTCTTGGCTAGAGCAGGCGTTCGGTTGGAAGCCGCTTATCTCAGATATTGAGAACGGACTTGCCGCCTATAATGAATGGCGGAACAAGGACGCGACTGAAAGTTTTTCCTTTCAGTACGTGGCGGATGCCAAAGAGGCAACTTCCAAGACCACTTCTGGCTATAACTTCAGCCATTTTGAGTGGTACACCGATGTATTACATGCCTACTCTTCGCGGTACTACGGTAAGGTGTTGCTCAATGTTTCTCATAGCAACGACTTCCGTTCATCCTTCGGCCTATGGCCTGAGGAGATTATCGCAACTGGTTGGGAGCTGCTTCCTTACAGCTTCCTTATTGATTATTTTATCAATATTGGGGAAATCCTCAATACCAACGTTGCGTATAATCGGCTGGCGTATGCCTATGTTGGGCATACTCAGAGGCGACAGATTGTTAATTTCGTCTCTGGAATACCGGTTCAACCCACAATGGGTCCCGGCATTGCAACTCTTGTACAGAGTTATCCAGCCTTTGGTACCACGATCCAAAAACACGTCGTGCGGGCTCCCGTCAATAATATCCCATTGCCTTCTCTCAGCGGTAAGCTTAGTCTGAACCTCGGAAGAGGCCTCAACATAGCTGCACTGATTGCAAGCAGGGGTAGTGATAGGAGATTCCGTTAACATCAACGGTGCATTTTGCACCCTAACGTAGGAGTACCGGACATGACTTGGAGTCCGTCCAGCCCCCTAACAGGTGGGGCACAATCTGACCTGACGTCGCCGACGTACACGTTGACGGCAGACATATTCCCTGGTGGTAATGGGGAACAGTCGGCTGTTACCGCTCTCGGAGGCACGCAGACAGGGGTTACAACCCACTCCGCTTCAAGCCCATTTACGATCGCTATATCGCGACCGCGCGTCATCAAGACGCTTGGGCCCATCAACGGCGCGGGCATTGTTTCCAACGTACCTCGTAACAACTACGTGTTTAATACGCGAAAGGGTGTAACTCCCCTAGCGAATAACCCAACGCAGACCATGTTGATCCGTACCGAGATCTCGGTGCCAGCCGGCGCCGATTCCTACGATGCGGTAAATGTGCAAGCTGCGTTGTCCGCCCATATCGGAGCGCTTTGGGACCAAAGTTCGGCCCTTGGCGATGTTGCCCAAACAGGCATCCTCTGATGAAGTTCCTAGCAGTTATTACTAACCTGCTGGGAGCAAGGACGGGACGTGTTGTTAAACAGGGTGGTGCCTTGTGGGCCCACCCTAAGAGGATAATACCATGGAAACTAACCCTGGTGCTCTTTATAGCGCTCTCCACGGCGACTTGCTTCGCGCCGCGGGACGTCACGGATATACTATTGACTCTGATCCAACTACTGTTGGGCCAGACAGTGACTCAAGGGGCATAGCCTCCTATTCACTGTTGCAGTCATTCCTCAAGAAGTTGGAACCGGATACAAACTCTCAGGAGTTGGCCGACGGCGCCATCCAGTTATTTCTGGAAAGCAATCTTGCTTGCCAGGGATGGTGCTATAAGCCACATCCAGTTCTCAAGATAATGAAAGACCTTATCGCCAAAGACGTTGAAAAACGTTTCCCTGACGAGTGGGCTGACATACTTGAGCAACTTGATGTTGGACCCGGGGCCTCAATTGCTTCACAGGGGCGAAACTCGTTCCTGGAAAAGCTCTTCTTGAACCCGTTGACGACAACCTCACCTCCTCTTTTAGGGGAGTATCTAAGATACATTTCTGTATACCCTTCGTGGATGCGTGCGGAATTACGCAGGCAGTCTATTGCAGGGGTCAAGAAATGGGAGATTGTACGCGGAAGCAAACTCTCTACCGTAAGGAAGAACTCCCGTATTGATAGAACTATATGTACGGAGCCTTCGCTCAACATGATGTTCCAGCTAGCGCTAGGCCGTAATATTGATCGGCTTAGTGCGTGGTACGGTTATGATAAGGCTATTCAGCCTGACCGAAACCGCGCTCTAGCGAAACTGGGCAGCATGAACGGTGACCTTGCCACAATCGACTTAACGTCGGCTTCTGACCGCATCAGCATGAAGATGCTGGAGTGGTTGCTGCCTTCGAGGCTCTACGCGGCCCTGCTTGATTGCAGGAGCCCCGAGGTCCTTGTCGACGGTAAATGGCACTTAATGCACATGATTTCGCCAATGGGTAACGGTTTTACGTTTTCCCTAATGACGTATGTGTTTATAGTGCTTCTCAAGGCGGTATGTATCCACCGCCAAGAGAAATTCACCACCTTGAGGGGCCAAGAATTTGGCGTCTTCGGTGATGACATCATTTGCCCGACTCACATGTACGAGGACGTCATTGACGCCTTAAAAGCTCTTGGGCATTTGCCCAATTTAGATAAGAGCTTCTCGTATGGTTTATTTCGTGAGTCGTGTGGTGGGGACTATTGGTGTGGCGTAAATATAAGAGGTGTTTACCTCCGACGCCTGAAAACCATTCAAGATCGGTTTTCACTCATCAATAGACTAAATAGGTGGTCAGCCCGACACGGCGTTCCATTGCCGGACGTGGTTGGCTTACTTAAACCACCTAGATGGCGCGAGTTTGCTGTGCCTTCTTACGAAAGTGACGTCGCCGGGATTCATTGTCCGACGACGCTTTTAACGAGGGTCCCTGCTAGGTACAAACCATTTGTGCCTTTGAAACAGGTGATCTCGCTTTTCGTCCGAGGTACAGACGTGCTTAAGGACTGCTTTGACAACCCCGATGGGGTCATCTTAGCCGCCTCTGCAGCACGACTCGTGAGCGCGGGAGTCCTGCGAAGGACGCCCAACCCACGCTACAGGAGGATCACAAGGAAGGCCCTTTATTGGGACTCTCCGAGTGACTTCTGTAGGTACGGTGTCAACTATGTTGACTGGAGAGGTATTACCTAC